AAGAACTGGGATACACGTTACATGCAAGAATTGTGTGGAACAAGCAAACAGGAATGGCACCGGCATATACAGTGCGGTTTCAGACGGAATATCTCTTGTGGTTTTACAAAAAAGGGAATCTGCTGATGCCAAGAAAAGAAACGAGGGGGAAATATCCTGATATTATGACAGAATCGGTTAAAAGGCATAGTCAAAAACCGGTTATTGCATATGAAATGATTGAGGATATGTTTCCAGATGCCAAGAAATTGGAAATGTTTGCAAGAAATACAAGACAGAATTGGGATTGTTGGGGAAACGAAGTATAACTACAGAAAGGAGCATGGAGATTTGTCCGGACAATAAATCATGATTTGCTCCTCAGAAGAAAATGGAGAATAGAAAAAAGAAAATTAAATGCGAAATCTACAGAGATTCAATGCAAAATTACAAAAAGTACGCTATACCACCGGCGCAGTTGATTATTGCCGATGTTCCTTACAACGTAGGGAATAACTTCTATGGCAGTAACCCCATGTGGTATAACGGCGGAGACAATAAAAATGGAGAAAGCAAACTTGCAGGAAAGGCGGCCTTTAACTCAGACTACAACTTCAATCTGTTTGAGTACTTCCATTTCTGCTCAAAGATGCTTAAGAAAGAGGATAAGAAGCCATTATCCCGCGGAAGAAGTTCCGACAGCCCATGCATGATTGTATTTTGCAGTTTTGAACAGCTTAACACATTGATAGAAGCGGCAAATAAGCATGGCTTTGTGAATTACATACCATTGGTATTCTGCAAGAACTACAGCCCGCAGGTGCTTAAAGCAAATATGCGTGTAGTAGGTGCTACAGAGTACGCATTACTTTTATATCGTGACCGTTTACCGAAGTTCAGAAATGGCGTACAGGTGGACGAGAACGGCAAGAACATCCGCGGAACCGGTCATATGGTTTTCAACTGGTTTACTTGGGAGAAAGACGGAAAAGATGTTCCTAAAATTCATCCGGCACAGAAACCGGTATCAGTACTTAAGAAATTGATTGAGACATTCACGGATCCGGGAGATGTAGTAATAGACCCGTGCTGTGGAAGTGGTTCGACCTTACGTGCGGCATACGAGCTTGGAAGAAGCGCATATGGTTTTGAAATTGACCGTAACTTCTATCAGAGAGCAAAGGATGAGATGCTTGTATTTGATAAGGACAATCAGATGAGCATTGCAGACTTTCCGGAGGTGCTGCCATGAAAGTAATAGAAGGACAAATAAGCATGTTTGATATGATGTCCTTGCTAGGTTGTGAGGTAGAGAAAGAAGAACCGCCGGTGTTATTACAACCGGGGCAGACGGTGTATATGGTAAAACGTGGTGATATCAGAGAAGCGAAGGTCCTTGATGAAACGTGGCTTTGCAATGAAACGAGAGGATATCGGTTACAGTACATGACTGGTACATATGATTGTGCATGGAATACCAGTATTGATTTTAACTGCTTTTTGGATGCGGCACCGGCACTGGCTAAAGCTGAGAAGTATCTGGCAATGCATGAGGTTATCAGGACAGAGGACATTCATGCTGTGAATACTGTGGCATATCAGTACATCCGTGAATGTGACGGCTATACTATGACTGCTTTTTATAGTGAGCTTGATAATGGAATGATGTATATGAAAGAGTTTTATACATATCACCATATCCTTGTTGACAAGAAAAAGCAGAAGAAAGCCCTTAAGAAGTTCATGGAACAGAATGAGATTGTGGACGGCAGTGCAGTACAGATAGATTATGTACCAGTATTCAAGAACATGTATAAGATTAGACAACAGTACGACTGGGATTATGCAGAAGCAGGGCATACCTATGCAGTTGGTTAGCGAATTCCTAGCTTCTAAGAAAATTCCCTTGCAATAGCGCGAATCGCGTAATCCACTTCCGAGTTTATGTATTACAATATTCTTGGAGGTGGTTATATGCAAGAACAAGACTTACAAACTATCAGAGGAATAGCAGCAATGCTAGAGTACATGGCATCTGCTGACCGGTTGGACATCAAGTACACGCAGGATGCACTTGGAGTGATGGCGGAGGAATTATATAACATTATTGAGGAAGAAGGTGGATAGGGTTGGAGAAGATAACAGAAGAACAAAAGCAGCGTAGGCAACAGGAAAACGAAGAAAAGAAAGCCTATTTGCAAAGTTATAAGCAATTTAAGCAAAAGGGAAAACGATTAGCTGAACAGCTAGAAGAACTTCGTTTAGGAGAAATGTTGCCGAGTTTAGTAACATCTGATATGCCAAGCGCACATAATAAGCGTGATTTATCGGATTATATGGTTAAGTACGATAAGTTAGTCTCGCAGATCATTAAGGCCCGAAAAGATGCTGTTGAACGTTTTACAGAGGTACAACAGCAGATTGAGAAGATGCCAGATGAAAACGAAAAGACAGTATTAACATTGCGATATTTGCGAAATTATTCATGGGAAAAGATTTGCGTTGAAATGGATTATTCATGGAGACAAGTACATAGATTCCATGCAAGAGCATTATCAAACTTTAAAATAAAAGATGGCATGGAATGACACGCATTAGTTATGTTATTGTTATGCTGACAGAGAAAGAGTTGAGGAATAAAAACCTTGACTCTTTTTTGTGTGTAGGCGTATCGCATAAAGGTAGTGCACAGGATTTTGATTCCTGCCGGTGTAGGTTCAAATCCTACTACGCTTGTTAGAGGTGATATAGAAGGGAAGTGAGTACAGCATGAGTGCAGGTAGACCTCCAAAGTATAAGAGTAAAGAGGAAATTCAAGAGAAGATAGACGCATACTTTGAAGAGTGCAAGGGAACGCCATTAATTAACAAAGAGACAGGAGAGCCATACTTTGATAAGAACGGCGCACCTATTGTATATGGCGTAAGACCATTAACTATTACCGGATTAGCACTTGCGCTTGGTTTTAACAGCCGACAATCACTTTTGAATTATCAGGATAAAGAAGAATTTATGGACACGATTACGCGCGCAAAGGCACAAGTAGAGCGTTATGCAGAGGAAAGGCTGTACGACAAAGATGGAGCGAACGGTGCAAAATTCAGCCTTGCCAATAACTTTGAAGGCTGGAGAGAGAAACAGAGTATTGAAGCTGATGTCAATAGTGAAGTAACAATCAATATAGAATTAAGTGATGATTAATGAACGTAAATATTAAAATCTCAAAGAAAGTATTCAACGATGTGTACCTGCCTTACTTAGATAACGACGATAGATATTTGATATTCTATGGTGGCGGTAGTTCTGGTAAGTCATATTTTATTGGGCAGCGTTGGATATACAAGATAATGCACCCAACAAGATGTAATCTGTTAGTGATACGTCAAACCGGAGACACGAACAGGCGAAGCACATTTCCATTGTTTAAGCAGGTAATTCGGAACTGGAACTTGTCACAGTATTTCAAGATAAATGAAAGCGATATGCGTATTGTGTGCAAACTGACAGGTAATGAGATAGCCTTTGCCGGATTAGATGACGTTGAAAAGATTAAGTCCATTACATTTGCAAATGGCGAATTAACTCACGAATGGGTGGAAGAAGCCACAGAGTGCAAGGAAGAAGATATAAACCAGTTAAAAGTCCGTTTGCGTGGTGGCAAGAGTAAGAAGCAGATGGTGCTGTCATTTAACCCTATCAATATTCAACACTGGATTAAACGGCATTTTATAGATAGCGGGCTTGCTACAGTATGTTTTAGTACATATAAAGACAACAAATTCTTGACCGATGATGATAGAAAAGCCCTTGAAGATTTGAAGTATATAGATGAATACACATATAACGTGTACTGCTTAGGGCACTGGGGTATTCTTGGTAAGACTGTATTTGATGCAAGAGCCATTCAAAACCGCTTAGAAGCGATTCAAAAGCCGTTAAAGGTAGGCTATTTCACCTACGACTATGACGGACTCAAAATAAGCAATATAAAATGGGTGCCGGACAGGAACGGATATATCAGAATATACCAGTTACCGAACACGCCTGCAGTTACAAAGTATTGCATAGGCGGTGACACTGCCGGAGAAGGTAGTGACTGTTTCACTGCTCATGTATTAGATGCAAGAACCGGAGTACAAGTAGCAGCACTTAAACACCAGTTTGATGCGGACCAGTATACAAAGCAAATGTACTGCTTAGGAATGTACTACAAGAACGCATTAATCGGCATAGAAGCCAATTTTGATAGTTTCCCAATTATGGAGCTTCAAAGACTTGGTTACATGAATCAGTATGTGCGAGAAAGTCAAGACACGTACACAGGCAAGACGGAAAAGCGTTTTGGTTTTAAGACCACTTCGCTTACACGTCCTACAATCATTTCACGATTGATAGAGATAGTAAGAGAACATTGCGACACAATCAATGACAAAGATACGCTTGAAGAACTGCTGACCATTATTAGGAATGAGAAGGGACGCATTGAAGCACCGGAAGGCGGTCACGATGATCAAATGATGGGATTAGCAATAGCACACCATATAAGAGAGCAAGTAGTATTTGACACAGAAGCGATGCAGATGCCATCACAGTTTCGGTTTAATGTAGAAAAGATGGCGCAGACACAATATGACTACGGAGAAGAGATAGTTGTGGTATAAGGAGAGTACATGGAAACAATTTTATTAATCGCAGTAGTAGGCACGCTGAATATAGCGTGTTTTTTTGTTGGTGCAAAGGTAGGACAGGCAGTTGCAGCCGGAAAAGAGATTGAAGCACCAGTTGTCAAAAGTCCTTTGACAGCTTACAAGGAGTACCAGGAAAGACGGGAAGCTGAGAAGGAGCAAGATAGAATTGCAGTTATCATGCGTAATGTAGAACAGTATGACGGCACAGGAGCGCACCAAGAAGACGTTCCAAGGGGGTGAATAGATGAATATTGAAGAAATCAAAGAAACACCTATATGGGGTTTGTATGAGAAAGGGCGAAATTATCATAGAAGGGTTGGTATTTATACTGATACGGACCGGAACTATCGAATGTACAACGGAGACCAATGGGCAGGGGCTAAATTGGGCGATGTTGAACCGGTACAGAAGAACTTCATTAAACCTATTGTAAAGTACAAATTGTCGGTTATTCATAGCAATCTGTATGCAGTTAATTATTCATCTGAGAACTTTGCAAACGCAGACTTCTATAGGGAATCAAGCCGTTATTGCGATATGCTGAATAGTTACGCTAGACGCATATGGGAACGTGACAAGATGGACAATAAAGGGCGAGAAGTCACAAAAGATGGTGCTATCAACGATGAAGGTATTATCTATGTTGATTTTGATACGGAAAAGATGCTCCCGGTCAACGAAGTAATCAAGAAGAATGAAGTCTACTATGGCAATGAGAATAACGATGATATTCAGAAACAACCATACATCTTAATACGTAAACGTATGCCGGTGTCAAATGCCATCGAATTTGCACGTGCAAACGGATTAAGCGAGGAAAAGATTTCATTCATTATCGGTGACAATGACACATTCGAAGAGAGTGGCGAAGCGTCAAAGATTGAATTAGATAACATGGTTACTATCGTGTATAAGATGTATAAGAAAGATG